TGCCGGTGCCGACGAGCTCCGCCTGGAGGCCAACCCAGAGGAAGTAGGCTAACGCTTCAGGCCCGGTGAGGATCAACTCCGCATCCTTCCCTTTGCGGTCCACCGTATAGAGCGCTTTGATGAACGACATGCCGTACTTTTGCACCAGCAGCCAGGTGGCGGCCATGTCGAAGAAGATGACGCGTGGGCGGTCGAGCTCGATGGGCATCGCGCCGCGTTGCAGTTCGATTGTCATGGGGAGGTGATACTCCGGAAGATGAGAAGCGGTCAAAGAGTTCCAGTGAAACAGCAGATCCTCCCGCTGCGCGGAAGGATGACAACTAAAATGCGCTATGCCAAAAAAAAGCCCCCATCTCTGGGGGCCAAGCTGCCTTGGTTCTCTCTGGTGAGAGCTTTTGGTCCAGGCCTAGTCTTCCGCCTGGAGATTCTCGATCGTCGCCGCGTTGGGCACAGGAGTGGTCTGCGCCACGATGGTGAGCGGGCCGGTGCCCTTGAGGGTGACGTCCATGCCGACGATCTTGCCGACGCCGGCGGCGAATTTGATGCCGTCGATGTAGGCCAGACCGGTATGCGCATCGTCTCCGGAGGCGGGGTCGGCGAAGAAGTTCCACTTCGCAGGCGTGCGCTGCGCGAGGCCGATCGTCCCGCGAACGTAGGTGGACTGCGAGGTGTCGCCCATGAGATAGACGTACTTCGCGGTCGCCGTCCAGGACGCGCTCGACGGGAGCGAAGACTCCCAGGCGGCGTCGTCGGTGGTGGTGGCGTCGGCGGTCTTCAGCTTGAAGTCGATCGTCCACTCCATCAGGCCGATGACCTGGACCTCACCGGAGCCGACCGTGATCGTTACACCGGAGGCCGTCGCGGTTGCATTCGCGGACATGGTGACGACGCCGCCGGAGTTCGACAGGACTGTGGTGTTCGCCGGGACGCCTGCGCCGCTGAGGGGCGCACCCGCGACCAGTCCGGTCGTGCTGGACGGGCTGCCGAGAACCGCGCTGCCGCTGGTCGTGCTCGCCGTGATGGTGGTCGGGGTTGTGCCGACGCTGGTTTGTGCGAGGTCGCCGGTAAGTTTCTTCGTGGGCATGGTGGTCTCTCCTTACGGTGCGGCCACGCTCGGATCGCTCCGGGTCGTGGAAAATTCAACTTCATACGTCACAACGAGCGCGACGGTATCGAACTCGCCCTTTTCGAGCTCCCACTTCTGCGCGAGTTCATGGCAGTAGTAGGTGAGGCCGCCGAGCGTGGGATCGGCGAAGAGCTTCTTTTCCGCGGCGACATACTGCAGGTCGACTGCGGCGTCCACCTCATCCACCGCGACGGCCATGTGGCGAAGCTTGAACCGCAGCTTGCGGTTGATGGAGTCGCTGTCGAGGTAGACCGCGTCGCCCTCGTCAGGCAGGACGTTGGTCGCGGGCAGCTGCGCCTTCGCGAAGGCCGTCATGCGGGTGCGGTAGGCGCTGAGGACTCCGCCGGCGTTGAGCGTGGCGACGACGGTGGCGAGGATCTGCGACTGGACTGATGCACTCACAGGCCCACCGCCTTCAGGCTGTGGCAGACCACGGCGCCGTCGCCCTCTGTCGTCTTCTCGCTGACCGAGTACTGCGTGCCGTCGACCGTGATCACATCGCCCTCCGTGGGCATGGGACTAAACGCGTTGTAGGGAAGCCGCACTTCCGGCATCACCGTCTCGACTCCGCCGAAGCCCTCGTCCGCCAGCTTGATCTGCGCCGGCCGGTCGAAGATCCCCTTCACCGGCCCCTGGCTGCCGAAGAAGACCGGCACACCGAAGTCGGCGAAGAAGACGGGGAGATCGGAGTCGCCAAACATGCGTTACTTCGCGGGCTCCGGCTTCTCAGCCTTCTTCGTCCTGGCTGCCTGGGCCGCCTGGACATCTTCCTCTTCCACGATGACGGCGCGGTCGAGCGACTGAAGCCAGTTGGCTACACCCTCTTTGACCTCGACGTAATCGCCGATAAGCACATGCTCGCCAGCTTCGAAAAAGTTCTCTTTGGCGCGGACCCACAGCAGCGGCCCAGAATTTGCATTGAACGTCTTGACTGCCATAACCACTCTCCTGACCTCGAAAATCCTCTATTCAGAAGCGGGGCAGACCGGCTGCCCCGCCTGATGCGCCGTCCACGGTTCCGGTTAGATCCCGAGGACGCACTGTGATGCCGCGAACTTCTCGATGTGGCGCACGTTGGTATCGTGCAGAGAGTTCTCGGTGATGATGTAAACGCCTTTGGCCGCCTGGGTAATGTTGTCCACCACCACTTCCTTGACGCCCCAGTCGGCGATCAGCATGGAGCTCCAGTCGCCGAAGATGGCCGCGTGGAGATTGCTGGTGAGCGATCCGCCCGCGGGGGTGAAGGTGAGGTTCTTGGGCAGCTGGTTGGTTACTCCGGCCTTGTAGCCGAGCGGGCCTTCCTCGAGCCCGTTGGGATCGCGGTTGGCAGTCGTCGGCCAGATCGGGTTCGCCAGGCCGGCGGGGAACATCGCCGTGGCCTTGAGAGCGCCGCGGACCTCCGGGGTGAAGAGCCAGCCCATGGTGGCCGTGTCGGCGTTCGCCTTCGCGATCGCGGTCTCATAGGCGATGATGTCGTTCCAGGTATGGGCGACAGCACCGAGGCCTGCAGTCACCACGCCGGTGGTCTGGTTGCGGGTCGTGCCGGTGAGAATGGCGGAGAGTCCGGACTGGTTGAGCAGGCCGAGCGGAACCGGCGGCGTGCCCGATCCGGCGATGGAGGCGAAGTCGATCGACAGCGCCAACACCGTGGCCTGATCCATGCGGAGCATGTCTTCGATGGCCAGCGAGGTCTGCGCGAGCAGCTCGATGGTGTAGCTGCCCTGGATCGACAGGCGCTTCGGCGACATGAGGACATCGTCGAAGTTCATGTCGGTGTTGCTGACTGGCGAGTTTTCCGCCAGCCAGGACGAGCTCGAGGCCGCCGTCTGCCGCGGCATGCGCAGCAGGCCGGAGAGGCCGCTGAGCATCTGCGCGCCGAGAGCACCAACGCGGGCCCGGTTGCGCAGCAACTCGATCGCCGTGGTCTCCGTGGTGGTGAAGACAGAGGGCGCGCCGGTGGTCGATCCGCCGGCCGTCATCAGCCGCTGGAACATCTGCGGCCCCACCATATTGCGGAGGTTCTGCGCGGCTTCGAGAGCCCGGCCGTTGGAGAACGGGAGGTTGGTCGGAACCAGAATGCCGGTGCCGAAGCCCTTCACGCCGAGGCCCTGCGACATGGTCCGAATGGCGGCGCTGACCTCGAGCTCGAAGCCCGCATCGGCATCGTCGCGGAAGGTGCCCGGATTCTTCTGGTTGATGGCATGGCGAAGAATGCGCCGGATGGAATAGCGCTTCTTCTCCTGCTCGCTCAATTGATCGATGACCTGATCGCCCGCGGTGCGCACATTGCTGCGCTGCGAGGAGGCGATGATGCTGTCGGCGATGGCTTCGCGGGCCTGGCCGTGGGTGGTGTCGCTGGCGACCGCGTCGAGAAGAGCGGCCTCGGAGAAGTGGTCAGGATACTGCGTCCGGAGGACACGCAGATCCGCGATCCGCTTCTTGTTTTCTGCTGCGTGGTCGATTCCGGCTTCTGCGGGCATTGTCCTTACTCCTTCGGGGTGTGTGCTGCGTGGTGCTGGTTCAGAACCTTCTTCCGGATCGTCTTCTTCATCCGGATCGTCTTCGTCGTCGGCGTCATCGGCAGCGCTGCGTGTGACAACGATGCACTCGACGGGAAACTCTTCTGCCGCGCTGCGCCCAACGCCGACCGAGGTGTCGGCCGGGATCGTGACCAGGCTGTTTTCAAGCGGCTCCCAGTCGATGGCGAGATAGTTGCGGTTGCCTTTGTCGTCCTCGGTGATCTGGTACTTGTGGACGAGGTAGCCGATCGAGACGTCCTTGAGAATGCCGCTGGCGAGGTCCTTTTCCTTCTCGAGCGCGAGCGGGTTGTCTCCAAGCTTGTTCACCGTCCGGAGCTTGTCGGTGAGGGTGTAGCCGACGGTGATGCCGAGGTGCTTGTCCGGGTCGTGATTGAAGAGCGCCGGCATACCACTGGCCATGCGCTGGGTGCGGATGTGGGCGGGATCGTGCGACAGGACTTCGGTGCCATACCAACGCTCGACCGGAGTCTCCGAGCTGATCGCCATCGTGACGGTGCGGGCCTCGGGGTCGTAGCCGTCCACCGTCATGGCGCGATACTGACGCCCGAGCGTCACAGGGATCGCTCGAGCGCCAGGTACAGCCACGGGTACAGCAGCAGGGATCTTGGGTTTCGGCATCGCGCAGTGGTTATCGCGGCAATGCCGGAAATGTGTCAAATCGCACTAATTTGCGGGGTCTTTCGCCGCTTTGCTGTCGTCCTCTTCGCCTGCAGCGTTACCTGCTCCGTCGGTCCCGCCGGCGACATCGTCGGCGCTGTCGTTGATGCCGCGAATGTCGGTCCCGAGCTTGACGCCGGCATTCTCGATGTACTTCTGTTCGCGGGCGCGCTCGTCGATGGTCTCTTCGAAGTCCCTGCCGAATACGCCCAGCTCGTCGGCATAGGTGCTGATCCCGTTTTGCAGCCGCAGAATCGTTGCGGCCGCATCCTTCTGCGGATCGACCCACTCCCAGCCGCGCGCCTTCCAGGCCACCTGCTCCCACTGCTCATCGCTGAGGTTGAGATCGGCGAGCACGGTGAGCTTTGCCATCTGCAGCCACGCGCGGTAGATCGGCACCAGAAAATGGTTGATGAACCATGCCTGGATGACGCGCCAGCTGTCGCGCTCGTCGAGCAACCCGGCGCGGATGGAGCTGAAGTTCACGCCCTCGAGGTCGTTGGCCAGGCTGGGGTAGCTGACCAGCAGGCCGGAGGCAATGGCGCGCAGACAGGTTTTGCTGAAGTCCTTGAATGCCTGGGTGGGGTGCTTGGGATCGATGTAGTTGAGGGTCTGGCCTTCGTCGAGCACCGGGATTTCGCCGGCGTTGGCGCTCATGCGCAGCGTATTGTCGGAGTTAGTATCGGCGCCCTCCGCGTCCTCATCCTCGCCGGTATAGCCTTCGCCGCCGGCCTGCTGAATGACCGCGAACTTGGCCGCGGACGCACGCGCGGCGACCAGCTCCGCCTCGTAATACTTCCCGAGCATGTTCATGTCGAGAATCGCCGGAGCCATCCAGGTGTAGCCACGGGTCTGCGCGGGACGCTCGATGACGAAGCTATGCAGGACCTGGCTGGCGGGAACGCGGCGGCGGATCCGGCCCATGCCGAGGATGTCGTAGGGGTGACCGTCCCACAGCCAGTAGGCGAGCGGCCGGCGGTACTGATTGACCTCGACACCCATGCGGATCTCGTTGTTGTCCCCGGTGATGGTCATCAAGGTGTCGTCGAGCTGGTCGTTGTCGAGCGGCTGCAGGGCGAAGCCGGTGGAATTGAACTCGCGGCCGTAAACGTACTTGACTATATTTTCGCCCTCGCGCGCTACGTTCTTGAGGGCCATCACCTGCAGCTCCGCCAGGGTAAAGCGGCCGTCGGCGGTGCAGCTGCCGAGCTGGCACCAGCGGTTCCACTCCGTCTCGATGCGCTGGCTGATCTTCTTCGTCGCGGCGGTGGATTTGCCGTTGGCGTTGACGATCTTCGCCTGCAGCTGAATGCCCTTGGGCCCGACGACGTTCTGCACCACCATCGCCAGAAACTTGCGGACATAAGGATTGTCGATCGCCAGCTTGCGGGCGCGGGCGCGCAGCCGCCGGTTGTCGCCGAAGAGGTCCTGATCGGCGGAGCGGGAGCTGGCGAGGAAGTCCTCGGTGAGCCGGTTGATCTTCGCCGCGGCGAAGCCAGTCTGCCCGGCGTTGCCGAGGATCGACGGGACGGACTCCGGTGACATGGTGCGCTTTTTACTGGCCGGCGGGAAGAGTCGCTGCTCCTTCGCTTCGGTGAGGTCGAGCAGGGTGAGCGCCATTAGCGGAGGCCTCCGAAGGTGATGCCGACGCTATTAGGCCGGACAGACTCGCCGCGGGCCTTGCGCTCTTTGCGGACCCAGGCGGAGACGATGCCGCGGAAGTAGATCAGCTCTTTGATCGTCATCTTGACGAGCTTGCGACCGGCGATCTCATACATCTGGACATCGCCTGTCGATCGCCCGGCGATGAGCTGGTTGATCGCCCAGAGCGTCTTCTCGTTCTGCGAGCGCGGGTCGATCGGCGAGGTGCTGCCGGCGACGTCGGGCAGGATCTTGACCCGGCCGCCGGCGAGCTGGGTCCGGTTGTTGTTGCTGCTGTCGGTGACATAGGCAATCCACTGATACCAGCCTGGCGCCCAGGCCGCGGTCTCGCTGCTGGGAATGGTCACGGTGTAATCGTTGC